GCCGCCCAGGAGCCGGACGTCACCGCGCCGAGCGTCGTAATATTGGCCTGCACAGCCGCAGGCAACGTCTGAGAGATCGAAGGAACACCCGAGCCATCCGTGACAAGCGCGCCGCTCGCGAGACTTGCCAATCCGGCAACCGTGTTGGTCGCGCTCGAATAGAGCAGTTGATTTGCCGTGGTCGTCGCCGGCCATGTGCTCGTCGACCATGACGGGGCGCTATTGGACCCGGACAGCGGGATCTGGTTCGCGGTTGCCGTCCCGGACAGGATTTGCAATCCGGCAGCGTCCGAATAGACAAGCCCGCCATTGCTCGGCGTCAGGGCGTTGTTGCTGCCACCGTTGGCGATGCCGATGACGGTCGGGCCATCCTCAAGAACGAGGCCGCCGGTGCCGTTCCAGCGGGCAAATCCGTTATTGGTCGAGCTGACAGGTCCGGTGACGGTGCCGGTGCCGGGCGTTCCGCCATCGAGCAGGATTCGTCCGGTCGTCCCCGAAAACAACGCAATATGACCGTTGACCGCACTGTTGGGACCGACGACGTTGCCGAGCCCAATACCGGGAGCGCAGGACAGCGGAATCAGGCCGGTCGCATCCCAGCACAGGATTCCGGACGCGCGGCTGGCCGCGGGCGGAAGGTTGGCGATGACCTCCCCGGGAAGTCCGAGGATCGAGCGGCCGGTGATATCGTTCGACTTGTCCCAGCGCTCGCGCTGTGTCGCGATGATATCGGTCAGGGCCTGATTGAGGTCGCGGGCGGCAACTCCCTTGTTTTCGTTGAATTGCGAAACCCTGCGCGGTCGGCGGGAACCGACGATCTGCACCGTGCCGGTCTGCACCGAATTGAAGGTCAGCACCGCATCGGTGACCGGGCGGGGGATGCTCCCGAGCGGCCCGGTCGGGGACGTGACGGTCCAGCCGAAAGTCGCGTCGTTAAAGTTGATCCGGACGCCATTCAACCAGACCTCGATCCAGTTCTGGTAGTCGGTCGAATCCCCGTAGAGGGCGAAATTAACCGCGCAGGCGCAGGTTGTTCCGGTGATGGAATAGGTCGTCAGCCGCTGGGTGTCGGGAAGGGCGGGAACCGGCGGGGGCGGCGCGGCAAAGGATGCGGCCGGGACAAGCCCGGCCGCCAAGGCTAGGGAGAGGATGACACGGCGAAAAGACCCCATGGCGCGGCAGGATGGCGAGATATGGCCCCGCCGCAACGCACAGTGCCTAGTGGATAATGGCGTCCATCTCGACTTCTGGCGAGAGAATCAACCTATTGCCGGGCTCAACTTTCTGGAAATAATCGGTTAATTCAGATGGAGAGAGATTGTCCAGATTTGTCTTGCTTGGGATGTAGGAATAGGAACCGTCCTTAGCCTGCGTCCATTGCCCACCAACATAGCCGTCGACGCCGCTGTACTGGCTCCCCGTTGAAAACGTCGGATGGTTTGGCTTCTTCCATTGATCGCTGCCGTGGCCGTTGTCGGCCGCTCCAGCACCATTTAGCCAAAATCCGCGCGCATCATAATCATAAGTATTGCCCAGCCTTGGATTGTCGGTCGCCCATTTTTGGAACGCCGTCTCCTGATTGGCATTTAGAGGCGTGTTATATTGGTTAGTCATATCAACGTCCGGCATTATTCCTCCAGTCGCTATGCGCTCCCAAGTTAAGCGGCGGGCCTGAGTTAACCGGGATATCAACATCGGCACCAATTGCCCGCTTGCTGGCCAGATCGACCTCGGACTGCTGCTTCATCTGGCGGACCATCTCGTTGCCGTGTTTGCCGATCTGGATCATCGAAAAATAGAACTGGTCGATCAGTTGCCGCTTTTCGGCCGGCGGCATGTCCGGGTTCTTGTAGATGTCCCGGATGATGTGGTTGTGCTCCGACAGTACATCCTTGATGCCGTCGAGCTGTGCGAACATCATCGGACCGCCCATCTGGGCAACCACGAACGCCTTGATGACAGGGATATCCGCAAGCGTGTTGGTCGGCATCGGCGGGTCCGGGAGTTGGCCTGCCATCCGCAGCGCCTTGTCCGCGGCGTTCATCGCATAGACCCCGAGCGTTCCGGTCCAGCCGCGGATGTAGTTCTCGATCAGGATCGGGCTTGTCAGGGCGCGCGCCGTCCCGCCCCAGCCCGAATTGTCCATCTTCAATTGCGTCATGCCGGGGAAGGCGCCGACGATCTTGCCGAGCGATTTTGAGAGTTCGGTGGTGTACGGTGTATATTGATACTCTGGCAGGAACTTCTCCTGCTCCGAGGGGATCAGCGTGCGGTTGGTAAAGGTCGACCGGTTGGCAAACTGGTCGATAATTGGGGAGGCCGCGGTCGGCACGAAATCCGGCCCGGAGGCCGCCCACAGCGATTTGAAGTATTCCTTGAAGGCTTCCGGCTTGTTGGCCACGTAGGCGTCCAGCATCCGTTCCGGCCCCGAGCCGAAGATCATCCCCATGGCCCACGGTTTCGGAACTCGAAACACATGGTTGGGTGTCATGACCAGCCAGAACATATCCTTCTGCCATTGCGGGATTTCCGAATAGCGGGGATCGTCGTGATTGGCCGCCCACAGAATGACCGATGGCGCCGTGATCGTCGCGCCGATCTTGGTCAGGCTGCCGATCGGGTTATCCTTGATGGCCCGCACGACGCGATCGGTGTCCTGCAATTTGATGTTGGCGAACGCCGTGATCATGTTGTAGGCGCGCATGTTGGCGCCCATCCGTGCGGCATCGACCGCGGTATCCCGCGACTCCCACGCCGAACGGATGATCTGACTGCGCAGGTCGGTCGCCTCCGGCTCGGCCCGCTCCGCCGCGCGCATGGTCTTTTTGAAGGCGCCCAGGTGCGATGCACTCTCGGCAAACTGCGTGGCCGCCCGCAGCGGATCCAGCACGAACTTGCTGATCGCCTGAAACGGCAGCTTGCCGACGGCCGAGGTCTTGTCCCACATCGAGGCTTCCGGGTCGGCCAGTACGTTCCATGCACGGCCGGCGAGCCCGGTCTGCCCGGTCAGTTTCCGCAGGTCCGCCTGCAGATATTGCCGGTCCATCCCGACCATGGAGATGTTGCCGCCGCCACCCTTCATCCAGTTCCAGAAATCCTCGTCCTTCATGATCAGGCCGGCAAAGCCCTTTCCCATGTCGATCGGGGTAAACGTGCCGCTCTTGAACGTCGTGGCGGCATAAAGGAAATCGCGGATAGTATGCCGCAGTGCAAAATCAGGGGTGGTGACGGCGCCGGCGCGCAGGATGCTGGCCGGATAAGCAAGGATCTTCTCCAGTGCTCCCATGCTCTGCTGGTCCAACCCCTTCATGGCATTGGCCAGTTCCGGGTCGACTTTGTAGGTCTCCCGCTTGCCGTCCCGCAGGATGGCTATTTCCCCGGGCTTGACGGGCTCCGTGGCATGAGCGAGAGCGCCCGCCAGTTCGTCCGCCTTCTTGACGCCAACCTCGCCCAGCGCTTCCGCCATGGCCCCGGCACGCGGGCTGTCCGCGACCTTGGCCGCTTCGATCCCGGCCGGCGCCTCGGGGAGTTCTTCCGAGGCCTTCCTGAGCATGTCGACCAGCTTGGTGCCGACCTGGTTGCGCTCGGCCATCTCGACCATGTGATAGGTGTTGCGGACCACGCTTTCGATGGGGTCGACGATATCCCGGGCCGAACCCTTGATCGCCTTGATCGGATTGTGCGCCTGTAGCGACGAGCCGCCCCGCGCGGATGCGCCCTCGTCCAGGCCCATGACGCGGGTGAACGGCACATACATCTTGTTGGCTTCGGTCATGGCCTTGTAGCCAGCGTCGGACAGCGCCCCCGAATCCCTAAGGTATTGCGACACCTTGTTCTGATAGTCGATCATGGCGCGGAACGGCGCTTCGTATTTGTCTCGCCCCTCGACGACCACTGTGCGCGCAGCGTCAAGCCCTGTGGAGATCAGCGGCGGTGCCCCGACCTCGCCCTCGGCAAACCCGCTCATGATGCCGCGGTCCTCCAGCTCGAGCGCGCGCGCGGCGGTCGCATAGGCCCGGAAACCGTTGAGATCGCTCTTGACCGGAGCAAGGATCGACTTCAGCGACGGACCGTTATTCTCATAGGTGGTGAAATCGAAGGTGCCGTTATTGAGGAAATGGTCCGCCTTGCCGACGTGACCGCTCAGCAACCGCGCCAGATTATAGGGGTTGTCCTCCGGAGGAAGATCGGCCAGATCGGCTTCTTTCACCGCCTTGCCGATCGGGTAAAGCTTGTCCAGAAACCGGGTATACATCTTGTCCCAGGTCAGCTTGGCCTGCGGGTCTTTCTCGTCGATCGAGATTTTGGACAGGATGTGCTTCTCGGCATCGCTGTAGGTGGCCTGCGGAGCCGCGGCCGCGCCTGCGTCGATAGGCTTCTGTTCGCCAAGGATATCCCCATAGGCTTTCGGCACATCCTCCTTGTCGCTGGACAAGATGCTCTGGGTGATGGTCGGATCGCTCTGGGCGTCATGCGCGACCTCGGCCGGATGAACACCCTGCTTTTCATAGAGATCGGCGAGCTTTCCTTCCATGGCCGGCGTGGTGTCGCCGTTGCCGATTGCCCGGCCGGCCGCGCTGAAATCGTCCCCCTTTGGCAATCCGCCGACCCGCATCGCTTCTGGCGCCCCGGTTGGCCCCGGCGCAACCCGCGTGGCCGACCTCATGCCGGATTCGATCGCCGTGACGGTACCTAGCACATTGAGATCGCGCTGAAGTTTATCGGCCTGGGTCGGTTCTTCTCCGGCCTTTTCTGCAACGCCGGCCATGAAACCTGATGCCCCACCGATGGCCGCGCCCGGCACCCGCAGGATGAAATCTCCCATTTTCGCAAATGGTTGTAGATACTTGGCCCAATTATACTGATCCAGATTTGCCTTGGAGATACCAACATCTTCCTCGCCGAATCCGCCCGCCGTTCCTTCCGTCGTTCGGGTAACGATGCCGCGCGCCTCGGCCGGCGAGTTGGCATGGCTTCCCGGGGCCAGAGGTGCCGCGACAAGCCTTCCGTTTGCATCGTGCGACAGGAACATGCCATCATCATCGGTCTTGGGCGTATCGACAATGCGCTTCAGGAAGGCGGACGGGACGCCTTTCGGTGTCTTTGGCACCCCGAAATAGTCGTCGACCTCGTCGTCAGAGAAGCCGGATTTGAGCAGGTTGTTGCGCTTGTCGGCCGCCCATGCCGTGACCTCGTCGTCGGAGAAGCCGGATTGCCGCAAATGGGAAATGACGTCAGGCATCACCCACCCGTGCGCTTGAGGAAGTCAGTCACGGATTCCCCGGGTTGCCGCTGCGGGACCGCAGGCGCCGATGACGGCGTGACCTGACCCCCAAGGTTTTCCCGGATATTCTTGATCGACTGCGAGATCGGGACCGAGAATTGCCGCAGCGTTTCTGGCTTGCCGAGATAGTCGGCCTTGCCGGGATCGAACAAATCATACGGGCTTTTGCCGGCTTTCCGATATTCGTCAACCTTCTGGTCGACGAAGCGCTGGAACGCATAGGCCTGCAGCTTGCCGGACTGGTCGATCTTGCCGAGCAGCGGATTTGACTTGTCGATGGTCGGCTCGACCGCATGGGTGAACTGCTGGCGTACCTGGGTCAGGCGCTCGCCTTCAGGGGTCCGGCTTTCCGTGAACCGCTTCTCCAGCCATTCCTCGTCGGCGCGCGTCAGCTTGCCCTTGCTACCATCGGTCGGAGCATAGGCCTCGCGGATCGGGCCGAGATCGCTGATCCGCTGCGGGTCGGTGTCCGGAAGGTTCATGCGGCGGAACAGGTCGGTCGACGCGGCCTGCGAGATATGGGACGGCGGTTCCGGCATGCCGTCGCGCCGAACCCACGACAACATCCGCATCTTGGACTCCGGCGAGATGTCCTGCGCGGTCTTGATGTCGTTCTCGAATACACGGGGCCCTTGTCCAGCAGTGCCCTGGATCACCGCATTCTCGAACATTTGGTCTTTTTGTTTCTGGACCTTGTCGCGGATCGATGTCTCGCGCGTCAGGTTCTGCTCGTGCTCCTTGATTGCCGCAAGCCCATGGGCGTAGTTGATCGTGCGCTGGTTCGGAGACAAGGTCTCGTCGTTGAGCACGCCTTCGACAAGATCATTGGCAAGCCCGATGCCGCCCTTTGGATTGTCCAGAATTTTATTGACGGTCGAGACGAACTTGCCGGCTCCGATCCGCTCGTCGAGTTGCTTGATCTCATAGGCCGCCTGTTCCTTTGGAGCGGCCAGCACCGGATTGTTGATGCGCTCGTGATAAAGTCGCTGAACCTCGTTGAACTTGTCGCTGATCACCTTTCTGCCGGCTGGCGTATCGGCGGCGCCGGTCTGCAGCAGGCTTTCGATATCGTCGGCGTGCGACTTGATCTGCGCCTTGGTATTGCTGTCGAAATTGTCGCGGATGGTCCGCTGCTGCTGCAGCAACAGAAACCGATAGTTATAGCTGGTCTGATCGTCGATCGACTTGCCGAGCGCCATGCCGACTTCGGGGCTGACCTGCGAATACTGGTCGACAAGCTTCTGCCGGAATTTTTGTGCCTCCTCCAGATAGCCCTTCGGATCGTTCGGATATTTCGCACTGATGTCGAAATCGGCGCGCTTGGCCGCCGCCTGCCCCTGCGCCAGCGCGGAGAACTTCTGCGCCCGGGCATAGGCCGCCCCTGCATCGCCTACGATCGGGGCATGGCTGACCTGAAGGTTGCCCTGATCGTCCAGCGAGACGGATTTCATGCCGGCCTGCTCGGCCAGAGGGACCGCGACCTTGTCCAGACCCTCTCCGAGACTGTCCAACCCCTTCGCCAGCATCTCGTAGGGCTGTGCGATCTCGCCGCCCGACAGTTTCTGCTGCGGCGCTTCCGAGGTAACGATCTTTTCGGTCGATGAGGGGATGAGGCTTGCCATGCTATCCACCACCGCCCTTGAACAAACCGGCGGCACCGCTCAGAAGCGTGCCAGCAATGCCGAGATCACCGCCGAGCAGAGCCGTCGAGGATGCCTGTCTCATATAGGCGGCGCTGGCCTCGTCGGTTCGGGCCTGCTGCATGATGGTGTCGACCTTAGTATCGCGCTGCTGCTCCCCGACGCTCTCGACGTAATCATGCACGGCAATCCCGGTCGGAGAGGTCGGATCGGTCCGGTTGGCTGCCCTGACGGCATCGATGTTGCCGAGTTGCAGATCGAGATTACGTGTCAATTGTCCCCCGACTTGCGTGGCTTTCAATTCGCCGTAGGTAGCGGACTGGTCGAGCGTTTGCGCCTTGAACAAGTCGGCGGTCGAGGTGCCCTGCGCGGCCACACCCTTGCCGGCTGCGGACAGCCCGACCGATGCGACCGACAGCGCGGCTGCGCCCATTGTGATTGGATCGCCCATCAGATGATCCTCATATCGATGCCTCAATGCCCAATTCTGCGATTTGCAGCGGTCCCGGTGTGTCCTTGATGATCGCGACGCGCGGATCGAAATATCGCCCCAGCGGACGCCAGCGCTCCACTTCCTCTCGCAGGAACGGCGCCTTGGTCGCATCATCATCCTGGTTATAGGTCGTGACCCGGCGCTGGTTCATGACGGTGCCGAGTGCCGGCTGGTTCGGACCGACCGGGCCGGAGAACAATCGCGCCAGAAGAAAACCGCTCGAATTCATGACATAGACAGCCATGCGGGAAACCCTGCGCTTGAACATGCGCTGATGCACGCTCTGACCCGGATTGGCGTCGGGAACGAACGGTTCCAGCGTCGAGGTCCATGCCTGCCCTGCGACCAGACTTGCAACCGTCAGATCCTCGCCGCCCGCGTTCTGTGCGATCAGGAAACCATTGGCGTCGATCTGATAGGTGCCGAGCACCCGCGTTACCTGATCCATGACAGTCACTGTCTGCGACGGGATGAACCACAGCGGACCCTTGCCGCCCGGAGGGGTGAAGGCTGCAGGCAGGCTGTTGTAGAGCAATGCGCCATCGAGATATTTGGTATCGTCGAGGATTTCGCAGTTACCGACGCCGAAGTAACTCGACGTAAAGATGATATCGGCCGACAGCGCCGCTATCCAGTTCACCGTTCCGACCCCCGACCACGGTCCCCATCCGACGATGGAATCGGTCTCGATTTTCTTGCCCGTGTATTTTCCCGTCACAACCGATCCGTTCGAATTGAGAACGTAGATGTACCTTTCCGCGAACGTCCCGTCAGCGGTCTGCGCCGCAATGGCGGTGATGCCGTTGAACAGATGGGTATGGAATTCGCTGATGTAGCGCGTGTTGAACGGGCGCAGATAGGCTCCCGTTGCAATCACGGCCATCATGCTGCTGCCGCCCGACCCGGCATAGAGAATGATTTCCTGCGCCGTCCTTGGCTGGACATGGGCGGCGCCATCGCTCGACAATAGTTGAAACGACACGCTTCCGGGGACGAGCGGCGAGTTCGGATTGATCGGGATGTAGTAGATTTTCTTGTCGCAGAAAATGAACTCGTTGCTTTCCGGACCGGGAACGACGTACTGGACCCTGACCTTGTCCGGCACGAGTTCTAAAATGGCATTCGACGGCTGGGCTCCGACATAAAGATCGGTTTGGGAATTGATCGCCGACCACGCGATGGCGCCGGGCAGCGCCGGAAAATCGCAGAACCCGAGCCGAAACTGGTCGACAAAGACCGATGCAGGGAAACCCCGCAGATTGTTCATGATCTCCTCATCCCAGACCGAACATGCGGACGGGGCCTGAATGGCGGAAACGGAACCTGCGGGAAGCGAACCGCCGGGTCCGACGATCGTATCTGCAAGGGTGAATGCGAAGGTCGATGATGTGACGTTGGACGTGAGGCCGGTTTTCTGAAAGCCGGCCTGAAAGTTATTCGTTGAAGATGACGAAACCTGTGTCAGCAATTGAACCACGATGCCGGTCGGCGCGACACTCGTAACGATCCCCTTCGATCCCGTCACCGATCCGATCACTTCGTCATTGAGGGAAAACACTGCCGCCGCCGCGCTCGAAAAGCTGATCTGCTGACTGCCGGGCAGCGCTTCTTCCACAAAGGCGGTGCATGATGTCGGGGTCAGGAAACTCTGGATCCCGATCTGGCGGCCGACAAACCGGATGCGGCTATTGATCGAGGCGGGCGTGAAAATCGGGCCAGAGGCATTGATCGTTATCAAACCGCTGGTGGCGCTCGGAAGGATCGTTATGCCCTGCGGGCTCAGGCGGTAGAACGGCGTGCGCTTTTGTGTACCGACGAACTGCTCGTTATAGTCGGCGATCGACCATGTCGAGACGCCGTCCCACGACACCACCTGCGGCCGCATCAGATGCCCGAAAGCGATGTAGATCGACTGACCCAGCACCGCATAAACAATCGAGGCGATATCAGCGGACGATATCCACGGCAGCGCGTTGAAGCCGTTGCCCTCAAGGGTCCGGTTGAACACGATGGTCCCGGTTGAATCGATGATCTGAAGCCGGCTCGATCCGAAGGCAATCTTGAAGATATTGCCGGTGGACATCGTGACTTCCTCGATCCTCGAGCAGCCATTCGAGATCGGAAACAGGGCTGAGCGGCCCGGCCTGTTCTGCGGGGTATTTGAATTCAGGATGCGCCAGTTCGCCATCTGCCGGACGCCAGCCTTGCGCGCGGGATGCTCGTCGCTGCGTTTCAGACTGACGTCGATTTCGCCCGCGGAAAAATCCCGCTGCGCGCCCGTGATCTTCGGGATGGTCATGTTGACCTCCCGCTAACCAGGTGGACCGGAACCGGAGCCGCTTCCCCATGATCCCGTACCGATCGGGGGCCATGGACGGCGAATGCGTCGTGAAGCAGCCATCCGCGAATTGAAGAACGCTCGCTTGGGCTTCTGCTGGTCGTAACGGGTACGGGCCTCCTGCAGGATCAGGCGGGCCGCCTGTTCCTCGCGAACGGCCTCTGCCGGATCCTCGTGCAGGCCGCGATAGATGCCGGCGATGACAAAGCGCTGCAGCGCCGTCACCATGATCGGCGTGCCGCTGGTCGCGTCCGACAGCGCGCCGGCATTCGAGACGTATTTGATCGTGCAGATTGCCGGTGCAACCGGAGGATTCGGCGGCGGCGGTCCGCCCTGCGAGTTCACCAGCAGCAGCGGGCCGTTGGCGCTGCCCTGAATGTCATAGGTAGTGAGCTGAGCGGTGTTCGCGCTGGGATTTGAGGTGTTCCGGTTTAGTTTGACCCAGATCAAATGCACGAGGTCGGTCGGCAGCGGATAGGCGGTGTCGAAATCGGAGTCCGTCGGCGCCGTCGGGCTCGGCTGCAGCGTGATCACCAGCGAGCCGTAACCCCACGAATGGCTCTCCATGATGTAGCCGAGCGCGGTCTCGTAGGCCGGCGAGCAGACGTTCCACTCGTCGGAGCCGTCATCGGCGACGTTGACGCTGTTGTCCCCGCACGCGAGCAGCGCGCTATTGATCAGATCGAGCTTATCGCGGGGCCATTCGAAGGACATGGCGGCACGTTGCGGCTACCGGAAAGTTGCCGCAACGCACAGGGCTATCGCCGGCTACCGCCAGCTTACCGTGATATCCGGGGAGGCGGTCGCGGTGACGACGGTCAGGCCAGTCGAGAATGCGACGTCATAGGTCTGACACCCCAGCACGCTGGCAAAGCTGGTAATCAGTCCGATCTTGGTGCCGCTGCCGGCGGTGTTGTCGTACATCTGGACGGTGCCGGTCGCGGCCGGGCTGTTGACGCAAACCGTGTGCAGGACGCCGGCGCCCTGCTTGATGACAGTCGTGGTCTGCGCGGCGATGTTGGTAAACCGGAATCCCGTAATCGAGACGTTGCCGATGTCGTTGGTGCCTGGCGGGGTCGGGCCGGTGTAGAGCGGCATGGCGCCGCCGGTGCCGCAAGGCGCGAACAGGCCGTTCTGGGTCGGACAGAGGTTGACGACGCCGGGTGCCGTGATGCCGCGCCCGGTTGCGTCGACGACGGGGTACTGGACCTGCGCGGCCGCCGGAGTAACCGCGAGCAGGAGGGCGGCGATGATCCAGCGCATGGCAGACCTTTACGGCGCGTTGTAGTAGTAGGCGCGGATGTTGTAGGAGTTATGCAATGCCGCCGCCGGACTGACGAACGTCACGTTCACGCCGGGCTGCAAGCTCTTGAGAGGTGCGGCAAATGGTTCCGACCAGCGCTGGCAGATCGAGACGGTGGCGGCGATCGAATATTCGAACGACGGCGTGTTCGAGATGTTGGTCGAGGTGAACGTCACCTGGTTCTGCGCGGTGGCGGTGCCGTCGGTGCAGACCTCGAAGGTGATGCCCGTGATATAGACGAACTGCCCGGACGGCGCGGTCAGGGTCGAGGTGGTGGTGGTGTTGACGGCCAGCGCGGTGCCGGACGAGGTGATGGCGCCGACCAGGGTGGCCGCATCGCTGCGGGTCGAGGATTGCTGGACCGGCGGGGCGACCTGCGCCTGCGCGAAGGCGAGGCCCGGCAATAGCGCCAGAACGAAAGCGAGCAACAGCCTGCGCATCATGGTCTCCTAGTTTCCAGAGGATAACGCGGACCAGGTGATTGTCCCGGCGGCGGTGCCGTTGCGGTCCTTGAACGAGATCGATGTCGCATGGGACGACGCCATGACCTGCAGGGCGCGCGTCACCATTTCCGTGATCTCAATCGCCTCTGAGCGCTTCGATCCGCCGAGATTGAGAACACTCAGGTTCGGGATGGAAACCGTGACGGAGCCTGCCATGGCGACCTCAATAGTAGCCGTACACGACGGAGACGTTGATCGATGCCGAGTTGCAGGAGGTATGGCAGACAAACAGCATACCATCCGCCGCCGGCACGCCGGAGTTCGAAAACAGCCGCGTCAGCGCGGAGTCGACGACGATCACGGTGGCGTTGGCGCCGAGCGCCACGGCCGAGGCAAAACGGGTGGCTGAGCCGGAATCGCCGATGTCGACGCCGCCGGTCACCGCGTTGCCCGCGGTCTCTTCAAGGACGATGTACTGGATGAAGCCGTAGGCCGGCAGCGTGATCGTCGCGGTGGTCTGGCTGGCCGTGATAGCCTGCGTCTGCTGGACGAAGATATTCGGGCCGAAATAGAAGCCCTGAGTCAGGAAGAAGCCGATATCGGAGGCGGCAATGACCGCGCAACCATCCTGGTTGAGGGTGTAGGACGGCTGTGGCGACGCCGTCGATGAGGTGTTGACGACGCGGCCGGGCCCGTTGGATCCGACGGCGGGCGCCGGCCGGCACAGGAAGGCGTGCGTGGTCTGGGTGGTCGCCGCGGCAAAGGCCTGTTGCGGCAGGCTGAGCGGCAGGAGCGCCAGACCTGCGATCAGCAGTGCCCGCGTGGTGCCGAGAAGGGCGGTCAAAGAACGAGACGTGTGACGCTCGGGGTTCATGCGCGTTTCTCCTGTCCGAAAACCGGGTCGGCCTGTAAGACCTTGACGAATTCCGCCTCGCCCGCGATCTGGCGTTCGATGGCGGCCTGATGGCCGTGGCCCGGCTTGATCCCGGGAGGCAGGCCCATGTTCTTCAGCTTCTCGTGCCCGCGCGTGCGCGCCGACAGGAACCAGCGCGGTTCGACCTGGCGCTGCTCTTCCACCGCGAGCGCGTCCCATTTCAGGGTGTCCCGCGCGTCGCAGGACCACTGCAGCACTTCAATCGGTCCGCCATAGCGCTTCTGGAAATCATTGTACTCGGCAAGGTCGCGCTCGAACCTGAGCAGCGCGTCCTCGTAGCCCTTGAGCTTGCGCTTGTACTGCAGCCGGGCGAGATCGTATTTCGGGTCGCCTTCCTTGCCGGTCGGCGCGTCCGGAGGGTCCGGCAAATCAGGTTCGGTCGGACCGGTGTCCCACAGCCAGACCTTCATGTCCGCATGCATATCGATGAGATTGCTGCGGTATTTCGAGAATTCTCCGGTGACGATCTCGGCCATTATTCCCTCGGCAGGACGGCGACGAACGAGGTGAAGGTGATCGAGCCAAAGGTGCCCGAGATGTACATCGTGATGAACTCGAACGGCACGCCGTTCTGCTCGTTGGTGAACAGCAGTTCGTACTGGTTGCCGGCCGGGAAGTTGCCGCTGCCGGCGGGCGCCGTGGTGTTGGCGCCGTTCAGGCAATCCATGTTGGCGCCCTCGCCGAATTCCAGCATGCCGAGAATGGCGTTCGAGGAATTCACCGCAGCGGTGTTGGAGCCGACGATCGCGACCTTGTAGACGTCGGAGCCGGCGACGGTGATCGCCGAGAGATAGATGACGGCGACCGCGTCGATGCGCGCCTGCTGCGGGGTGATGGTCGAGCTATCCGCGATCGACGGCAAGGTGATGGTAATGCCCTGGTTACCGCCGAGATCGAGGATCGCCTGCGCGCCACCGACCTGGGAATAGCCGGCTGCCGTGTAAGCCGCAGCCCCGTCGGAGAGCTGCATGCTGGCGTCGAAAGAATAATTCCTGCGTGCCATTTTGGCTGCTCCTTATGCGACGATTGCGGCGTTGGTCCAGCTATCCAGCCGGGCGAAACAGTATTTGTGCTCGTCGACGATCGAGACGTCCCACGAGATGTGCGTGCGATAGGTCTTGCGATCCTGCAGGATGCCGACATCCTCTGGCGTCAGGTTGCGGACGTAGATGCCGCGCAACATGCCCTCGCCGAGCGTCATGGCGTACAGCGAAGCGGTGACAGCGGAGCCGCCGCCCTTGCCGGTTTCGGTGAACTGCAGCACCGGCTGCTGGTCGTCCTTCGGATAGCCGAACAGGATGCGGTGGCCGCCATAGGACAGTTTCGGCATGCCGACCTCGTCCCAGGTCTGCATCACGAAGCCGGACAGCGTGGTGGTGCGCGCGGCCTGGATCCACAGCGGCAGACTGACGAAGGGCACGAAGATGTAGGTGGTGCCGCTCTTCTTGGAGACGTTGTTGAGCGTCTGGTCGAGGTTGAGCAGCGACAGTGCGGCGCCGCCCGAGCCGGTCGAATTGTGATAGAGTCGGCCGAACGAGGTGGCGCGGACGTTGAGGCCGTCGAACACGCGCGGGTTGACCGAGCGGTCGCCCTTGACGAAGGTGTCGACCCAGAGCCGGGCAAACGCGGTGATGCCCATGCGCTCTTCGTAATTCCTGCGCTCCGGACCGTGGCGGTCGACGATGGCGCGGTCGATGTCGATATCGTGGTCGATGATGGCGGTCGCCTCGTCGAACGGCGAGATGATGCCGTGTCCGGCGGACGAGGATTCGTTGATGGCGCGGAACTGCGGAGAGGCCAGTGCTGCTTCGCGGAAACCGACATACTTGGAGCCGCGCAGGCCCTCGAACGGCATCACCTCGAAGATGTCGCTGTACTGTGTGAACATCTCGATGATGGTGCGCCGGATGTCCTCGTTGGAGAACCCCTTGGCGTATTCCGGAAGCGTGATCAGGTTGGAGATGGCCATCTCTTAAATCCCTTCGTTAGGCCGCGCGGCCGCTGTTGGTGAATTGTCGCTGATCGAACGAACGCGCGTAGTCGAGCTTCTGGGCCGGGGTCATCTTGGCGTAGTCGGCGTCGCTGACCTTGCCCGGCGCGGCAGGCGGTTCGCGCCCCGTGCCCTTGAACGTGCCCTGCGAGGTCAGGCGGCTGACCAGCTTTTCCATCACCTGAACGTCGCTGGCGGTGAACATGCGGGAGACCAGTTGCGCACCCTCGGCGTCGCCAAGAGTGCCCTTCAAAACAGTGGTGATGGCGTCGACGCGGGCGGGACCGGTCGGGCCGAGCTTTGCGATCTCGGCATTGCGCGCCGTGGTGACTTCCTGCGCGGTCGCGACCTGGGAGCCGGCATAGAGCGCAAGCAGTTTCGAGAATCCTTCCTGGGGAATTCCGAGTTCGTGCGCAACGGTGCGGGCCTGCGCCAGCAGCGGATCGTCCGCCTTGAATTCGTACTTGACGCCTTCCGGCGGCTTGAAATCGGCGGGCAGTTCGATCTTGTAGGCGTCGGGCTTCTCGGGAAGCGACAGCCGCTTTGACTGGCTCGCTGCGTCGCGCACGATGATCTCGTTGAGATGCGCGCTGAGCGCCTTCTCGTCCTTCACCTTGCCGGCGGTGGAATCCCAATGCGTCTCTGGAACATATTCAGGCCGTGCCGGCGCCTGCTGACCCTGTGCTTGTGTAGTTTGGGTCGTCGTCCCACTTTGGCTGGCCTGCGAGCCATTCCCTTGCGCTGAGCTTGCGCCTTGCGTCGCCTGGCTCCCGCCGTCCGAGGATGACTGGCCGCTCGCTGCCGTTTCGTCCGCCACTTGCGTCTATTCCCTTTGCCATCAGGCCCATCAGGTCGGCCGCGAACCTCCTACGGCCACTGTGTTCCCGCAACGCACTGTCAGTCGGCGGGATCGAGGTTTCGCAGACAACCTGCTGCAGGTAGCGATACAAAATCTCGCCGTCCGACGTGCAGGCGATGCGATCGATGGCGTCGTTGATGATCTTCTCGTCGATCATGGCCTACCCTGTTGCTGCCGGTCCCGGAGGCGGCGCCGCGCCGGGCTGACCAGGAACCGGACGATCGCCCATCAGTTTCGACATCTGCTCGACAACCCTTTGAACATCCTCCGGCTTGCGGAACCGGAACAGCGTCGAGCGCGATTTCTCGATAATCGCCTCCATCGTGGCGCCGCCGTCGACCTTGACCTTGAATTCCTCCGGAAAGTTTTGCGCGAAGTAGGTGATGAGCTGCATGGCCTTGACGACTTCCTGCTGCTCGGCCGCGGCCTGCGCCGGGTTGCGCGGCAGGGTAGCCACAGCGCGGCCATCGACCCGCAGCGGCGGAATGACGCCGGCAATCTCCAGGAGATGCTTGAAGCGCAGGAAGATTTGCGCGGGGCCTTCCTTCCAGAACGACAGGCCGGGTGTGCCGATGCGGCGTTGCGCGCGCGCTAGCTCGTCCATCCATTGCGTCGCGGTCGGCGGCGTGTCGCCGGACTGTTCGGGATGGTCGACGAAGAACAGCTTGCGCAGCGTCGCGATCTTTTCCTGGAACTGGTAGTTAGCGACTTCCGGCGGCGGCGGCGTGTAGATCGGCTTGACCGATCCTTCGGTGCCCGGCCGGATCGGATAGGCCATGCCCTCCTCGACGCCCTGCGCGACATTGACAAAGCTGTCGTCGGGGAAGGTGATCGGCGGATTCAGCGACAGCGCGGCGTGCTGAATCCGCATCGCCTCCAGTTCGTCGATCTGGCGGAAGGTCGGCAGACCCTGGATCATGGGGCCGATGCCGTGCGGCCAGTCGGCGGTCGGGTTGAAACGCATCACCAGCAGCGGGCACGAGCCCTCGCCCCGCAACTTGATCTCGTGGATCACCTTGTTGTGCAGCATGACGACGTGCTGCCAGACCTCGTCCGTCTTGTCTTCCCAATCGCGCCAGAACGCCCAGATCACCTGCGTGCGGTCGGTCGGCTTGTGGCCGCAAAGCTTTTTCAGCTCCGGGTCCATCTTGTCCCAGATTTCCTCGCCGACGAGTTCGCGGACGTAATGATGCCGCGTGTAGCGGACCGCAGCGCGATAATCGACTTCGCCGTAGGGACCCAGATCGATTTCGAGCTCGCGCAACGGGATCGCCGAGGTAACGATCGGCCGGTGGATATGCGGGCGGTCGACCCACAGCGCGGCGGTGCCGATCATCAGGTCGGGGTTGAATGCCTTCGGGATTTCGGGGTAGAGATTCGAGGCCTTCATGGCTTCGAAAATCTTGATGTCGCCCTCTTTCACCTTGTCCTTGACCTGATCCCAGACGCCTTTCGGCAGGTCCATGCCGGGGC